TAGAAAAGGTTTTACTTTCTTTAGAGTTACCCCTGTATGCCCAAAGGGGCGCTGAAGTAAATGGTCTTTGTCCAATGCATAAACAAAGAACAGGTAAAGAAGATCGAAGACCTTCTTGGTGGATAAACAGCGAGACTGGTGCTCACATTTGTTTTTCTTGTGGGTATAAAGGAAACATCTACACTTTAATTGCTGACGTAAAAGGAATTGATTATCACGATGCTCGTGATTACGTAGATGATACTGCTGAAAAACCTATAGATTCTTTAATGAAAAGAATAAAAGAACTACCACAATACGTACAAGCAGAACCAGAACAAATACCTATGTCAGAGGCTCGTTTAGTTGTGTACACCGACGCACCAGACATAGAGTTAAAGAAAAGATTTTTAAAGAGAGATGCAGTAGATTTACACGGAGTTATGTGGGATGTAAAAAACGAAGCATGGATTTTACCTATTAGAGATCCTGATGACGGCTCACTCTGGGGATGGCAAGAGAAGGGTGCTCGTGGACGTTTCTTTAAGAACCAACCAGCAGGAGTAAAGAAATCTAAAACTGTATTTGGTGTAGAGATATTAACTTCAACACATGACCTACTTGTTGTTGAATCTCCGTTAGATGCTGTTCGTCTTACTGGGTTAGGTCACACTGCAATCTCAACTTTTGGTGCAATCATTAGTGAAGATCAAGCAAAGATTATGAGACGAGCATCAAAGATTATTGCAGCATTTGATAATGATAAGGCTGGTCAAACTGCCAATGAACAAATGCATGGTTTTTCTAGAAAGTATGGATTAGAACTTTCTTACTTTAATTACACAGGTATTGAAGTAAAAGATGTAGGAGATATGACTGAGGAAGAAATTGAACGAGGTATAAAACTTTCAAAAACATCTATCTTAGGTAAAGCAGCATACCTATGATGGATCTTAGAGATAAAGATAATCCAATTGAAGTGTGTGTTTGTGGTTCCACATTGTGGAATGTAAAAGCAATGTTTGAAGATGGAGAAATTTCTTTGTATATGTTAGACATGGAGTGTGTGTTATGTGGTGCCTTAGCCACTGCACCAACACCAATAGATAATGTTTAAAGGAAATTTAAAACCTTATCAACCAGAGGCAGTAGACAAAATGGTTAACCGTAAAAAGATGCTTGTGGCTTATGAAATGGGGCTTGGCAAAACTTGTATGACAATTGCTGCTTTAGAAAAACTAAAGGAAAAAGGAGAACTAACTAAACCAATTTTAATAATTGCTTTGTCTAGTTTGAAGTATCAGTGGGAAAAAGAAATAACTAAGTTTTCTGATGCAAGGACAGTTGTTATAGATGGATCTAAAAGTACTCGTTGGGTTAGATGGGGTAGAGAATTAGATGGTCCAAGATCTCCTGATTATATTATTTGTAATTATGAAACAGTTGTAAATGATTGGGATTTAATAAAAGACGAAGACTGGGGGGCAGTAGTCTGCGATGAAGCAACAGCCATCAAAGGCTTTAGGTCAAAGCGTTCAAAGGCTGTAAAAAAATTATCAACAAATGTTCCCATTAGATTTGCTCTTACTGGAACTCCAATTGAAAATGGAAGACCCGAAGAGGTTTATAGCATTATGCAATTTGTTGACCCAACACTCTTAGGTAGATTTGATTTGTTTGATCAAACTTTTATTGTTCGTAACCATTTTGGTGGAGTTCAAAGATATCGTAACCTTCCTATCTTTCATGAAAAAATGAAGAGCGCATCTGTTCGTAAACTTCAAACTGATCCAGATGTTGCACCCTACTTACCAGACACTATTTATCGTGATCCAATACAAATAACTTTTGATAATAAAACTTCTAGTTTATATAACTTTATTGCTGATGAACTAAGTCAAGAACTGTATGAAGCACAGCAACTGTTGGGTGCAAACTTTTCTTTATTAGCACATTATGGTCATGACAGTAAGTCAGGAAGTTCTGCAGATATGCTTCGGGGATCTATCATGTCTAAAATAACTGCTTTAAGAATGTTGTGTGATCACCCAGACTTATTAAATAATAGTGCTGTACTTTTTGAAAAACAATTAGGAACAGGCAGTGCGTATGTTTATAGTTTAAAAGAAAGAGGACTGTTGGATGGAATAACCAAGTCATCCAAACTACAAGAATTAAAATCTTATGTTCTTGATCATTTAGATACAGATCCTGAAGCAAAAGTTGTGGTCTTTACATCTTGGGTTGGAATGTTAGATTTAATACAAAAAGAAATAGGTGGAACTCTATACACGGGGGATATGAATGCAAAAGAAAAAGAAACCAGTAAAGAAAAGTTTTTAACAGATCCAGAATGTCGGGTATTTATTTCATCTGATGCTGGAGGTTATGGAGTAGATCTTCCAATTGCTAATCTTTTAGTTAACTATGATTTGCCATGGTCTGCAGGGTTGTCTATTCAGCGAAATGGACGAATTAAAAGAGCATCAAGTCGATGGCCAAGTATCATTATTCAAGATTTTATTGTTTTAAATTCTATTGAAGAAAGACAACATGAGATGCTACAGCAAAAAAATGCCGTAGCAGACGCCGTTATGGATGGTGAGGGCATAAATGCTAAAGGCGGAATTGACCTAACGGTAGGAAGTCTGATAGGTTTCCTACAGAAACAACGACCTTGAGGGGGTTAACATGGCAAGAGTAAAAGAAGAAGAACCAAGAGTACCTGCAGTAGATGATCTTGAATCGCAGGCTAAACAATACATCTTCTTTAAAAAACAAGTAGAGTACTTTGAATCAGAGTTAAAGTCTTTAAGAGAAAAATTATTTGAAGACATAGACGCTAATGGTGAAGTTGATGGAAGTGGAAATCTTTTTGTTGAGTTGTCGTCTGAAATAGACGGCGTAACTATGTTACAAAAGCAGAAGAGAGTATCTCGCAAAATTGATCCACAAATGGCTGACAACCTAATCGTTTCTAAGGGTTTAGAAAATGAACTCTATAAAACTATTCAAATCATTGATGAAGATGCTTTAATGGCTGCATTGTATGAAGGAAAATTAACTGAAGAAGAAGTTGATTTAATGTATCCACAAAAAATTGTCTGGGCTCTAATTTTAAATAAGAGGTAATCATGGCTGGACTACGTGGAGATGATGAGATTCTAGAAGCATTTGCTGACCTAGAATACATACCAGGTTCCAAAAGAAAGCGTCGTGAAGAAGATCCAAAAGTTTCTCGCCGTAAACACGGAGAGAGTAATGGTTGGGATTCAAACCCAATTATTAAAACATTAGGAGGAAAAGAAACAGAAGTCTTTACTATCGGTGCACTAGCACAAGCATTAGAAAAGACAATTGTTACTATCCGACTATGGGAGAGGAAAGGGTATATCCCACGTGCCCCGTATCGACTTAGGTCTAAGACTGTAAAAGGTCAAAAGACTGGAGGAAATCGGGTTTATACCAGACACCTCATTGAGTCCGCTATTGAAGAGTTTTCAAAGCGAGGCTTACTTGGAACTGCTCGTGTAGAGTGGGCCAACCAAGATGACCTAACAGAGGCTTTAGTTAACCGCTGGAAGGAAATCACATCCACCGAGAGCCAGTAGATATTAAGTTGTACAGCGATACAACATACTCCGTGCCTCACTACCAAAGAAGGAAACAAATGCCAATTACTAAACCAACAAATGATATTGCAGCAAACCCTGCAGATTATTTAGACGAAGACAGTGAAACTGCAGAGCCAAAAATTGGTACTACAGTTCAACAAGGATGGGAAGCAGCAGAGGCTCTATTAACAGAAACCTCGTCTGAGTTTCCAACAGAATTTAAGTTTTCTGAAAAACCTCAGTTAATTAAATTCTTAGAAGATGGACCATTTCGTGTCTACGAACAACATTGGATTGAACGTCCAACAGGAAAGAAATCTTTCGTTGCTCTAGCAGATAACGATCCGTTTACAGATATTCTTGGAAGTAAACCAAGATCACGTTTTGCATTTAATGTTTTGGTTTTGTCTGGAGAAGCACAAGGAGTGCAAATTCTCACAGCACCACCAACACTTGCACGTTTAGTTAAAAAGTCTCATGAAGATGAGCGCAAAGGACCTCTGTCAAAAGAGTTCTGGGAAATTTCTCGCATGGGTACAGGGCCTACAACAAACTACACTATGGAGTTTGTTCGTGGTCGTGACCTTGCAGAGGAATGGAGTTTGAATCTCGATGAGGTTCAAGAACTAGTAGCAAGGGCTGTTCCATATACAGCCGACGTAATTCGAGAGACCCCTCGCTCCGAAATGTTAAAGATTGCTCGTTCTTTGGTTTAACCAAAACTCCATTGTGGTGGAGCCTGTTTATTTTCCGTTTTCAGGCTCCTCCACTTATCTTATAAGTGAGGGAAATTTATGAACATCATTACTACTAAAGAACAATTAAAAGATCTTGTAAAGTTTTACACTAATGTTGATGCGTTTGCGTTTGATGTTGAGACAGTGGGAGACAATAGACTTCAACCCGTTGTTAATGATGTCCTTTGGATATCTTTAGCAACAGAGGGAAGAGTGGATGTTATTCCAATGGGTCATCCTAATGGGGAGTTTTTACATTGGGATAAAGAACTCTTACTAAGTGGGCAAAGAAAATTTGCTGCAGGTAAAACTTTAACCGATGCAGACTATTCTAAAAATCAAGCCAAATGGAAACCAGTCTTCGATTCACCTCCTGAACAGTTGTTGCCTGGAGAAGTTTTTAAAGAATTAAAACCTTTATTTTTTAGTAATAAATTAAAAATAGGTCACAATATTAAGTTTGATCTTAAATCAGTAGCAAAGTATTATAGGGGAGTAGTTCCATCTAAACCCTTTTTTGATACTTTGATGGCTGCGTTTATTATAGATAATAGAAATAGAATTGGGTTAAGTCTTGCTGCTTGTGCAGAACGAGAGTTAAGTTTAAAAGTAGAAAAAGGAGTTGGTGCTGAAGTTGAAGCCCACGCTTTTTCTGTTGTGGCAAAATACGCAGGTATAGACGCCGAAGTTACTTGGAACTTATATAAAACTTTTGTTCCAAAATTACAAAATGGATTAAAAGATGTGTGGGATTTAGAGATGGCTTTAATTCCAGCACTTTGTGATATGGAATTAACTGGAGCAACAATTGATGTTGAAGAACTTACCGCTTTAAAAGCACGGCTTGAAAAGGATATTGATTTAGCAAAAGCCAAGGCTTGGAAATTAACAGGAAAACCTTTTGCAATGAACTCTGTAAAAGAAAAACAAGAATTACTATTTTCGCCAGCCCCAGAAGGCCGTGGTATAAAACCTAACTTGCGTGTAAAAGTAGCCTTGACAGCACGGGGTCAAGCAGTTGCACAAACTGATCCAGCAAATTTAACTATTCATCACTACTCTGTTTCATCAGATGCTTTAGAGTTTTACCGATCTAAAGATGAATTAGTAGACGCTATACTTGAGTATCAAGATCTAAATAAATTAATGACTACCTACGTCATGCCTTACCTAGGTGGAGAAGTTACCAGAACTACTATGGGTAAAGAAAAAATATTTGATAAAAAAAGTTTGTTAATTAATGGAAGAGTTCACACCAACTTTAAAGCCCACGGAGCAGAAACAGGGCGGTTCTCTAGCAGTGATCCAAACCTACAAAATATTCCTAGTGGGGGTCAGTACGGAAAATTAATTAGAAATCTTTTTGTAGCACCCCCTGGATATAAGTTAATAGTTGCAGACTATTCTCAAATTGAACCTCGAATTATTGCTTCGTTTTCTAAAGACCCTATTATGATGAAAAATTATTTAGATAGAGAAGACATCTACACAACTATAGGTAATACGATGGGAGTAGATCGTCAAGCAGGAAAGGTTTTAGTACTATCTATTGCTTATGGAGTTGGTCCAGATAAAATTGCAGCAAGTATTGGTTGCACAGTTACTGATGCAAAAAACTTATTAAATAGATTTACTGAAAAGTTTAATGATATATCTAAATATAGGGCTAGAGTTATTCGTCAAGCAGTTTCAAAAACTCCAGTCCCGTATGTTCCCACTGTCTTAGGACGTAGAAGATATCTGCCTGATTTAAAAAGCAAAGAACCAGGACTTAGATCAAGAGCAGAAAGACAGGCTTTTAATACAGTAATTCAAGGTTCTGCAGCAGATTTAATGAAATTAGCCATTATAAGGGCACACTCTTGTTTTGTAACAGAGCCAGGAGCAAATGTAATTTTGACTGTGCATGATGAACTTGTTACAGTTGCTCGTGAAGATCTAGCCGACTCAGTAGCAGAAGCGATTAGAGAATCAATGGAAGGCGTAAACATCCCAGCAATTACAGTTCCTTTAATTGCAGATGTAAAAATAGTAGATAAGTGGGGAGAAGCAAAATGAGCAACGCTGATTGGTGGTCAAAACAATTGGGTTCACAACCCAAGACACAACAACAGAGACCTGTTGACATTCCTGTAGCACCTTCTCAACAACCGATGACTAGGTTTGAACCACCTGTTCCACAACAATCAACTACTAAAGCCCAAAGCGCAAAACAAATTCAAACATGTCCTGAGTGTGGTTCTAATAATTATATGTCTGTTGCTAATGCCGCTCCTAGATGTTACGACTGTGGTTATCCCTTGTCTCAATCTGGAAGTAAATTTGGTTCATTAACTGGTGCAAAAGTTGAAGGAAATGTAAAACAGTCTTTAGGAAATGACACGCAAAATAATTATAATCCGCAAAATATTATTGGAAGAATAGAATAATGAATGATGAAGCGAAAAAAATTGTTGCTCAACTCAATAAAAAGTTTGGCACTAACGTGGTCGTTATTGCTTCTGATATCAGGAGTGATTT